CAGTCATTGTCAGTGAAGTGCCAGCAACAGTATATGCCACGCTCGGCTCTTGCCGCACGTTGTTTACAAATACCTCAATGTCTTGAGCTGTGCCAGCGGCATAATCTAGCGTGAAACTAGTGCCTGTGCCACCTGTTAAATCTTGATAACTTACGGAGCTGTACGCCTCTGCTGGTTGATTACCCTGATATGGCATGTGCTACTCCTACGTTATATCAAGATGGCTCATCACCACATCGGCTGAAGAAGCTGTGTCTGACACAACCTTTAGTGCGTCACCCGGCTCCATGACCACCTTTTGATCGCCGCCGACAACAACAAGCGTACCACCTACAGGCACTGGTGCGGCCTTAATTAAATACACACTGTCTTCAGCACCCGATGTGCGACTGCTTGCGTCAAGAATCACATCAATCAAAATCTGCGAGGTAACTATGTTTGCTACCGACAGCCCGATTATGGTGGTTTCTGTTGCCGAAGGACAGGTGTATATAGTAGCCGCCGATGTACCTACTGCCGTATCTGTCTCTGATAAGAATGAGTTTGCCATCGTCCTATCCTAATGCTATCGCAAAGGCCAAAGCCTGCGGGTCTTGCTCTACAAAGTTCTGAACATTACCATCGTTGTCGTTGAAGATCATCTTCTCAGCAGGAAGCGTACAGAATACTGTACGAGTTCCCGCTCCCCAGTTCACCGCCGCGTCAGAGTTGCTTGACTGCAAAATCGTGGTACGGGCCAAGGTCGTACCAGATGCAGTGTATGTGCCAACGCCAACTTCAAAGTCAGTGCCGTCTGTGCAACAATAGTAAGTCAAGTTGCCATCACCAACAGACGCAAAAGTCTCAAACCCCGTCACAGCACCAGCAAGCGTATAAGTGCCCGTGCCCGTGGTAGTGGTCGTTTCCTTTACTCTGTCTTTGATAGCAAATGCCATTACTTCAACTCAATCGTCAGGTTTCCAGCATTGATACGGAAGATGTCACCAGAAGCAATCGTCTTGGATGCATCTAATGCACCGATGAACATGATGTTGCCGCTTGACGCTGCATCAACAACGAATGCGTGGGTGATGGTTTCTGTGGTTCCGCCTGATGCAGGGTATTCAATGTTAGCTGCATTGGTCACTGTCTGTGCATCAGTAGCACCAGAAGCCAGCGTCCAGTTAGCTGCCGTTACCTGCTGACGAGCATAGTTGGTGAAGGTAGCTTCTGTTAGTGTACCCGCCTCTGGGTCAGAAACAGCCGTAGCCAATCCAATGTAAATGCTGTCGCCCGGAGTCGTAAAACTCTCCGAGTTGTTCTTGAAAATAAAATCCAGAACAGCGTGTTCCAGATATGTGGTTGCCGCGTTTGATGTCGCCATAATCTACTCCTATGTCCTTGGCCTATCAGGCAAGCCTCTACGATATGCATCGCTGTTTTCACGAGCCTCTGCCAGATCCTTGATACGGCTCAACGCTTCCTGAAATTGCTTCTCATACATGCCGAGCACATCTTGCTCACCTTTCATGTAAATATACGCTTCTACGAGCGATCCGTAAAGTAAAGCATTAGGTGCGTTTTCACTGAGCCATGTTGTTCCACTATCCGCGCCAGCCGTCAGTGAAGCTGGGCGATAGTAATAGTGCAGTTCTACTGCGTAATTGCTGTCAGGTGTGGGAGCCAAAATAAAGTTGTCAATGTCAAAGAAGGCGTAATATTTTGGTACACCCGTAGTTGCGGGGTTTGGACTATATTCCTGCAAAAAGTTCACGTCCTTCTGTAGTAGAAACTCTTTCGCGCTGTCCCGCGTAATAGACATAGAGAACGCAGAAAGATAGTCAGAAGGCACAGAAAGATACGGATCTGAAGACGTCAAATTAGATGTTGCGTTCTTACGAAACACCTCAAGGTCAACCAGCTTGAAGATACGATCCTCTGCTGCACGAATAAAGTCAGGCAAGTGCGTAACGAAAGAAGTCTCGGTGTTCTCCGCAAAATCCTGTATTGCTGTTTTTAGCTGTGCATATGTATAACTCATTTAAGCCTCCAGCGTGACTGGGCCGACAGTCGCATTTTGACCACCCCCGCGTTGACTACCCGTTGTTGCTGTTCCTGACGATGCCGTAAACGTATAGCTCCCAGAATCAACCACAGTAATCGTATACCCATCCGCCTTTTCCAAAACCGTGCTGCTGAATCCATCAAAACCCTGTGTCTTTCTAAATCTTACTGTATCACCCGTTGTGCGTCCATGTGATGGTTCTAACACAGTTATGACAGCAGAACCAGAACTGCCGGATAAAAACGCGTTTAAACCTAACAACTGTTCCACCGCGGGCTCTAAACGAGTATCGGGTCTTGGGTCCTTTAACGCTTGCGGTTCAGGGGGAGGTCTTAGCGGTTGTAGCTGCGGATGTTTTCTTTCAAACTCATCTTTACCCACAAGCAAGCCGTTCCACTCCCGACGCATTTCTCGAAGTAAATATCGGAAACCGGATCGGTCAGAAATTCCAAAAGCATTTTTCCCTACCGCAAACTTGGCCATGTTTATGCCCTATAGTAATCTAAACTAGGAGCAACATTAAAGGATGCGCGATCCCTGTCTTCTGTCATAGCCCGTTCAAACTCTTCCTCGTAAACAGCCTTTAAAAGCTGTATTCTTTCGGGAGCTCGTTTAATGGCTATGTAATAAGCTAGACCCGCCGCCAAACACGGATAAAACCTAAAAGGTACTTCAACAGTGTTTACAGCAGCGTCCGCATCGTTCATGCGTGTTAAAGCATCATAATAAACGACGTCTGTGCTGTTATCGGGAACCGGCCACAGCTTTAAAACCGGTGTTATTTGCCGATCTAGAAAAAACTGACTAGAACGCCCTGTCGTCGATTTTGTTGGTATAGACAAGTAAGCATCACGACTAACGCGTTCTAGTGCGTAATCCGTTCCATCTCTTCTTACGACAACCGATAGAATATCTATAACGTCTGCCCCCAGATTATATTCCCCAGTACCAGAAACCATCGCTTCGGTGCGCTGAGCAATTGTCCACTGGTTTAAGCCGCGGTTAGCCCATTCCGCTAACATTAAATTTAGGGAACGACGAGCGGTTTTGAGGTCATAACCTGTTCTAACCTCAAGACCACACCGCTCAAAAGCCTCTTCTATGTAATCAGAGACATCTAACTCAAAATTAGTGCTACCGGAAAGTGCCATATCACTTCTTCTTTACCATACCACCGCCGCGCATTTTCTTTACCATGCCGCCACCGCGCATTTTCTTTACCATACCACCGCCGCGCATTTTCTTTACCATGCCGCCTTTTTTCATCATTTTACGAGGTTTCATCGCCATTTTTCAGTCTCCTGTACAAAGCTTGCCGTTTTTGAAAAATATGTTCAACGTCATATTCCTCTAAATAAATGTCATAATAACCTTTTTTGGCTAGTTTGTCTGCTGATTCTTGTACTTTAGACAACCGTTGCACAAAAATCATCGCATATTCATCTTCAACCAAATGCATAAATGACTGGTCATCAATGAAATCATTAGCTTCGTCGTGTGGGTGGAAACCCATTAGCCAAATATCACGGTCAATAAAAACTCCGTTAGAAACGGCGTCATTTAACATGTCCAAATATTCGTGAAACTCGTCAGGATCTTTTTTAAACGCCATATCAACAATAATGACTAAATCAAAAGCATCTTCCCATTGAGAAATAGTGCTATACAAAACCTGCATGTTTGAGTCGTATTTAAATAAAATTATTACTTTATTGTCTTCCCACGCTTTTTGGGCATAAGGGCACGGGGGCATATCATTATAGTAAGGGTTTGGTTTTTGAAGCGTATGCTCTGACCAAGCTATTATTTCTTGGTAAATTTCACGTTCCTTATCAATGTAAAAAGCAGTGTTGTTCATGTTTGTGATACTGAGCCTCTCGTTCTTTTACGCCGATTTGACATAACCGCGCCGCAACCGCGAGCAACTGCGGTTCCCGGTATACTGCTCCCCCGAAAAGGTCGTTTTGCGCTGGTTTCGTAACCAGCAACGCCACCCCCGCTCATTTTTTTTACTTTCGCGGCTTTAGTATTTGATACAACCTGTTTGCCTTTAGATCCTTCACGTTTTTTCTTACGCGCAGTAGACGCCCGTTCAGATTTAGACAAGCTGTTAGCTTTGCTGCGAGGCAAACACCGGTCCGGATTTTTTTTATTTTTAGAGGTACCGCAAGGGCCAGCTATGTTTCCTTGGCTATCTATTCTAACCCAGTCTTCGTCTAGCCATTTTTTTAAATCACCCATTATCGACCTCGTCGTTTACCGCCTTTAGACTTTTTAGCGTAATTAGGGTCTTTACAATATTTAGATGCCGCTAAGTTGGCATAAGCTGACGGATATGTGTCAAACGTGCGCTTTGCCCACGCCTTACCTTCCGGGCATATAGTGCCGCCCTTCTTCATTTTAACGACGCCGCCTTTTGCCATTTTCCTAACAGAGCAAGCACCTGCGCCTAAATTAACTCGTGTCATGATAACACCGCCACTAACGCTATTACGGTTGCCGCAAGTTGCAGAGTAATACCGCCAAGAATAGCCCACACTTTTATGTCCAGACGATCTATGTCTTTTTGCATATGAGCAAGGTGGTTGGTTTCCAAACGGTGTAAAACGGCCTGAATGACCTCAACCTTCTTGTCTAGTTCTGCAACTGTTGGCTTGCTCATTTTAACATTTCCATCTTTTACGTGCCTGCCTCAAACGACTGTTTGGGTCTTTAGCTGCTTTAGGGAATTTTTTCATTTGTCCAGCAGAACGCGCACAGAATGATTTGCGCCGCTTAGCGTCCTTACTACCTTTTTTGACTTTGCCCGTTACGGCGGTCTTCAACTTTGAGCCGGGGTTTTCGCGTCTATACGCCGCTACTCCAGCCTTAGTCATTCCCGCCCCTTTTTCAGTAGGGCGAAAATTCTTCTTGTTTCGGGGAGGCATTTTGGCTTTTTTGCGCTCAGCCACTACAAGTCACTCCCATTTTGAATGTAAACAAACTCCATTGACGCGGACACATTGAAGTCAACTGAGCCTGAAGAAGAAAACGCTCTCATTTCCAAGTCTGTTTTTTCTGTGAACCTTAATGGAAAAGTATAAAATTGCTCGTGTGTGGCATCTGTCAGGGTAAATCTTTCCTTTATCTGAAAGACTTCTCCATACGGCCTAGCAACAAGACTAGCATTCAAAACGGCTTTGGTGTTGGTAGATGTCCCTGTAGACAAAGACATCTTTGTAAGGAATGCTGTGTATCCTGCGGGAACTGTCCAAAGACTCATCAATGTTTGGTTGTCGCCATCACCATTTATGGTCAGGTAAATATTAGCTGGAACTCCTGTGGTCACTGTGCCTGTTCCTGCGTAAATTGTGCCAGCGTTTGCGCCACCACTACCTGCACTACGAACAATGCCACGATTTATACGGAGGTAAGACTTTGTGGTGTTAACTGCTGTTTGCCCATTCAATGTGACAACTTCGTTTATTTCGTTGTAATCGGCATCTAAGCCAAAAACTTCTACTGTTCTTGCACCAGTTCCTGCGGCAGTGTCG